GTCCGTAATGAGTAAAGCGACCGGCTTCTTTCCCGGCATACCTTGCATTCCATGGGTTCGGCGCGCGATCTGTATTAAAATATTTACGGTCTCTGTGCCGCCAGGTGAAGATTCCGGTTTCCGGGTCGTAATTTAGCAAGTCACGGACGATTTCGCATGTTATACTGGGCATTGCCATGTTCGGCTCCGTCTAGTCGAATGTGGAAGCGGCTGTTGGGGCTGGTACCTCAACAGCCGCGCTTTTTCAATCGCTGAAGCGAATAACCGTTATGTTACTTGGCATTCGCTCCAGCGTCAAGGCATCAAGCCCCTTCGGAACCAACGAGGCCGCGTGGATCGGACCACCCAAACGAAAATCTTTCCCTGGCCCGATACATCATGTTCCCTGTATTAAAGTCATCCTCAGAGCCCCTCTGTAGATTCACCCGCTGAAAATGTTTCAGCCCATCCATCACGTCGGTCTTGATAAAAAAGGCATCAGTATCAGTCAACCGAGTAACCACGTGCGGGTCCTCGCCCAGGATACCCAGGGAGCGGATCGCGTTGATGTCGTTGTCGCCGGTGGCGGGACGATACGTGGAACGCACCAGCCGGGCGGCTTCAAACATCAACTGCGGTGGGATGATGAGGCGAGTGGCTTTGGCGGCCATCGGCAAACTCCGGTCGTCCACCAGGGTGCGAATCATGATGGCGAGGTCTTCCAGCGAGGATTCGCTGAGGTCGGCGGCGGTCGCCAGCTTGTTGGACAAAGTCCCGCCGAACAGCAGCGGGTGGTCGGTCGCCAGCAGGGCTTTGCCGTCCCCGCCCAGGTAGCTGCCGCTGAACGCGCGGTTCAGGATGTTGGCGGCAATCACTTCCTTGGTTTCCCGCATGGAGCGAGCCAAGGCGCGAGCGTACCGGGCACCCAGTTGATGATACAGATTGTCCTCCACCGCCTCTTGGGTGATGGCGAACTTCATTCCCACGGTAGTGTGGTTATAGCGAGCGGTCCAGCCTTGCCGAGCCTCATCCTCGCTAAACGCCTCGCCCTCGCCCTTGATCGGGGCGGGACCGAAGCCACTCATCAGCACATCTTCCTCGAAAGCCTTGCTGGAGGTGCTGGTGTCGAAGACGCCGGTATATTCGGCGGGATGTTCGCGATACTCTAGCCCGAAATGAGCGTTGAGACCTTCTTCCAAGTCCTTGGGAAAGGACGCACGATTCATAGCCATGATTTAGTCTCCTTACGCTCAGATGCCGCCGACCGCAGAAATCACGCCCATCAAGGCATGTTCGGCGAACATGACTTCGATTTTGGCATAGGCACCATAGGCATTATCAGGACGATTCACCAGGCGCATGGCGCGCAGCGATTTCCCGGCACCATTCGCCGCCTTGTTTCCGCCGTCCCACTGCAAGGCACTGATGCCAGTATTGGCGCTACCCGATCCCACCAAAATTTGTGCGACGTTCCCAATATCCGCCTCGGCAATGGTAGTCGCCTGGCATTCAAAAACCACATCGGGGTCGTCGATGACGTAAGCCACGATGGTCGTTTTACCGTCGGACACGCCGGGCCAATAAGGCGAGAAGGTCCACCTGCCGTTGGCGTCCACATACGAGCAGCCGCGAAACACGCCGATGTTATCGACGTTGGTGGCGGCGGCTTGGGTGATATCCCGTCCAGTGCCAGACATCTCCACCACGTCGCCCGTGTAAATCGCGGTCGCGTAAGCGGTGGCGATGCTGTACTCATTCTGCGTGATCTCGCCACCGCCCAACTTGCGGACGGGACGTAGGCCGAAAGGCCCATTCACATTAGCCATAATGCTTCTCCTGCAAAATTGATTTCATGCGGACTTCAATCGTCCGCGATCTTGGGTCGGCGACCGGTCGTGGTCTTCCGACTGAATTCCGAGACTTCACCTTGCCCAAAGCCGTGCCCTCCTGGAATGTGTTGCGCCAGGTAGCGGTCGATGCTTTGCGCTTGCAGCGAAGTCAGTTTTTGATGGTGCCGGGCTTGCTTGTCGTGAATTGCTTGCGGGCGTTCCATCAGAATCATGTCACCATTGATGATGACGTTGCCCATGCTGGCGTGCTCGACAATCGGGGCGAAAAACCCCGGTGGGAGCGACTGAGCGGGGCGGGGAGCCCAACCTTCATTGCGCTTGCGCATGACGTTGGCGGGGTCTTCCTGACCGTGGACCATCAATCGAACCCAGCGCTGGGCGTAGCCAGGGCGGGGTGGCGGCGCTTTGGTGCGCATGACGGTTTCCCATTCATCGTCGGCGTCGTGAGCGCCGTGAACGTCCG